CAAGTTCTAGAATTTTTTTAGTTTTAACATTATTTGCCACATTAACAATAATGTTACTCTCATGAGCATATCGGTGATCCCAACCAGCAACATCATTTAAATCTCTTTGAGAAATCCAATATTCATCGATCATGTTGTCGTTGTCTAGTGAATCAATGTTCGAATCTAATTCACCAGGATATCTGAGATATAAACTAAAACCTTTATTATTTTGCATTATGTGCTCCTGAAAGGGGAGAGTTAACCCTCTCCCCCTTCCATTATTTCTTACTCAGCAGCCAACTTCTCGAAAAATGCCATGTCGTCATCATCGACACTGACGTTTTCAGCCGTCACTTTCTTGGCAGGAGCAGAACGAACAACAGGAGCATCAGCCTCCTCGTCATCAATCCGAGTAGCAGTTGCACCAGCAACGCCACCAGCACCAAGAACCTTGTTCAACTTTGCCTTCAGTTCGTCATAGGTCTTGAAGTTCTCAGGCTTCAAGAAATCCTTGAGCGAGTGAGCAGACTTCCAGACCTTTTCAATCTGAGCATCGTCGCCATTCAACAATGGAGCAGCAGCCTCGAACTCAGACTTATCGTAGTTGCGATAGCCTTCGACCTGACGAATCTTGACCTTGAAGTTCGCACCCTTCCAGAAGTCAAACGGATTCAGCGGCGTCTCATCAGCAAACTGAGGCTCAAGTTTTTCCTTGATCTTATCAAAGATCTTCTTACCAAACTTATAGAGGAAAACTTTTCCTTCATTCTCTGGACGCTTTGCATCAGAGACGACAAGCACATTTGCGATGTATGTCAACTTGCGCTTCTGCTTACGAGCGATTTCCTTGTTTGCTTCGATGCCAGAGTTCCAAAGAACAGTGTTGTACTCAGAAACTGGATCGTTCTTGCCCATAGTGGTGAGAGAGTTCTCAATGTACCAACCACCTGGACCTTGGAAACCATGGGACCAGATTTGTACCCAAGGCAAACCATCTTCGCCGTCAACTGCTGGTGTATCGAGGAAGCGGATAACTGCGTATCCGTTGCCAGCAGCATCAACATCAGGTTGCCAAAAGCGATCATCTGCGCTCTTAGAACCGCCACCACCTGCTGAAGATTGCTCAACTGCCTTCTTCAACTTATCAAGGGACGAACCCTTCTTTAGATTTGATAGACTCATTTGTATTCTCCGTATAGCGTTGTATAAATTGTATTTTGCTTATCCACTTTCTTCATTACCATATTATTATATAGTATTCTGTTGAGCAAGTAAAGTTTCTTTTGTCAAGAGTTTATACTTGTCAACATTTACTGTCAAAAACGCACCATACTTGCGTACCTTTCTTGACACTTTGGGATAGATGATATCATCAGAAATCTTCTTATCCCAAATTCGAATAAAGTCGAAGATGTTATTGAGAATCACCATAGTTTCTATAGTCACTTCTTTTTGCATAAGAAGATTCAGTAATGGTGGAAATTGTCCATCTTCAACTTTAAATAAATTGTTAAATTCTTTAGGGTCTGGGCAGATCTTTTGTAGATCTTCCAAGTAAACCTTGCTCATCGAATCCGTGGTTCGTTTCCAATCCCTATAAGTTTCTTCAGCCTGGTCTTCAAGCAATGACTTGGTCCAGTTATCGTCACTGTGTACAAAATTAGCAACCAGAAATGGAACCATCTCATCGTCGCGGTACTTGCGCGCCAGACGATGGAAAAGAAACTTGTCGCGGCGTTTTTGAAATGCATCTATTGATACTCGAGTTTTGCCATCATACTGAAAGAAGTTATAACTCTCAGAAGTAAAGTGTAGTTTAATCGCCTGATAGATGCAATAAAGATCGTATCCGTTCAAATCTGTCCTCTCTTAAACTTCTCAAGAAGATCGCGCCTCTTGGCTTGCGTCGCTTCGTCAATCTCCACTTCATCTTCTTCGTTATTCTTTTCTGCTTCGTTTACTGCTTTAACTAACTCAGATGCACTCTGAGTTCCTGTAAAGAAAGCGGGAAGCATCAGCCACCAAAGAGATGATTGCGTGATGTAAATCATCACTCCCGTAAATGACCAAACAAAAATATTCCAGATTAATAGTTGCCAAGTCATAGTGGTAGTCTGCTTCCTCGTGGCAAGAATCTCAACTCCATTGCTTCACCTTCAATGATACTCTTCAATGAGTCATTGATCAAACTGGCGGCAACTTCAATCTCAAGATTGTTGCGTTCACAATATGTTGTAACAGCATCCATGTGATCAATCTTTTCTTGAATAGCCAGATTCATAATCATCATAGAGAAGTTATTTTTTTCTTCACGATTTGCCATATTAGATCTCATAAGCACTCAGTGTCTCGTTTAGTTGTTGCGTCACGCGAACAAAAGTTGTTCGCTTGCTCAGTTCTTTTAGTTCTGATGCTCCCACATATGTACATGCTGAACGCAACCCACCTAAAATATCTTGAATAGTTCTGCTCACTTCACCGCGATATGGAATCTCTACAGTTTTGCCTTCAGATGCTCTGTAATTGGCAACACCACCATTATGCAGATCCATGGCTGTATCAGAACTCATGCCATAGAATCGATTGTCACCAAATGACGAAGCACCACCTTCCTTGTGACCCGCCAACATTCCACCGAGCATCACGAAATCAGCACCAGCGGCGAATGCCTTTACAACATCCCCTGGAACAGAACACCCACCATCCGCTATGATATGACCCCTGAGACCATGAGCAGCATCCGCACACTCAATAACCGCACTCAACTGTGGGTAGCCGATTCCTGTCATCTTGCGTGTTGTGCAGACAGAGCCAGGACCAATGCCAACTTTCACGATGTCAACACCCGCGAGAATCAATTCCTCTGTCATCTCTGGTGTAACAACATTACCCGCCATCAAAATAACACTAGGGTATCGTTCGCGGAATTTCTTAATGAATTCTACGAACGCTTGTGTATATCCATTCGCGACATCGATGCAAACTTTAATATGTTTATCGCCCACTACATGATAAACATTATCGAATTTGTTTAGATCTCTATCGCTGATACCAAGAGAGTAAACGCTGCTGTTGAGTTTCTTTTTAAAATGGTCTATCAATTCAACATCTTTTAAATGTTTTGTCAATGCAACCATCGTTTGGCATTTATCTAATGCCACGTCCATGTCAAATGTCCCAACGCCGTCCATGTTGGCTGCTATAATTGGAACACCGTACCATTCATTCCCGCTGCGAAATTTAAAGTGTCGTTTTAATTTAACCTCACTTCTAGACGCAAGCGTAGATCTTTTTGGTATAATCAAAACATCCTTGTAGTCAAGTTTCACATCGTTTGTAATTCGCATAAAGCCTCAATGATAAAATATATGATTACCGATTTGAGCAATCATTCGACTTTCATCAGCCCATTTCGGGTTAACATAAGTTGCATGAAAGTATTTGGCATTACCTATTATACCGTATCTCTTCTTGGAAATCAATATGCTTTCAGCAATTTTTTGCGATTCACGCCAAGCATTATTGTTACGAACCGAACGCTTGCCTTCACAGACCCAAGAGAACTGACAGATGTTCTTATGTTTCTGATGAACAACAGCACAAACGGTCTTTGGGAATTGATTACTCTTCACTCGGTTCATTGTAACTTCTGCGACAGCAATCTTGCCAGCGCGAGGCTCGCCACCTGCTTCGAAGTAAATGTTGCGCGCAAGGCACTCAACTTCGCGCATGACCTTTTGTTTTCTGTCGAATGATAACTCAAGAAACTCCATGCGAGTGTTCATGTCGAGTATTTGAGTAGCAAGAATGACATTTGCATTTTGCTGAGTTTCCAACTGCATCATAGCTCTAGAGTACATGTTATACGGCACAAACAATCCAAAAAAGAGAGCAGCGAATAAGCCACCCCAGAGCATATAAAAATTGTGGTTGCGATCAAAATAATTTTCTACATTACGAAGTATATCTACTGCATTCATGTTAAGTCTCCATTATTGCAGTGGAAAGAAAAGGGTGGTGGTTCGCACCACCACCCCAGACCTTTCTGTTACCGAGCGGTCAACTCTTTGTGCTCAATGTGCTTATTAGGCAGCGAGAGCCATAGGTGTAAATGAATCATCGTTTGCATTTACTAGTTTTGCTATATTATCGTCATTCGCCTGACGAGCGCATTTTGTCTATTACTCACCCTGTCGAAACCTGTCATCCCCTCAGAAAACACACCAAGACTTTTCAAGATGTGCTTTTGGTGGAGATGGGGGTATTGAAACCCCGTCCAAGATGCCTTTACCTAAATGTTTACGCTGTTATTATCCTTGTAAGAGTTGTGGTTTTGTTTGCTCGTTTAATTGTTTCTGTTCTTCAAGATGAGCCTTATACTGCTCATTTGTTAACTTGTGCAATCCAGTGCAAACGCCAGTCGGGCTTCGACCGCATCCACAACCATACTTCTTTGTTTCTGTTACTTCGTTCATGGTGTTATTTAGCGTTTTTCGATCATTCAACGATCTCGCCAATCCTCCTATATCCCTTTCGAGTTGGGTGCACACCATCTTTTGAAAGACTTGGGATTCGAACAATCCAATCACCATACATCTCTGCAATACTTTCTACATGTTCTTGAATTCTTACGATAGGGATTTCACTAGACTTTGAGTTTCCAGCAGGAAGAATCCAATATACCGTTTCTGCTTGTACTCTCTCACGCAGTTTAAACAGTTCTTTCTCAGTCTTGATATACTTGTGATCATTGCTACCAAGACTGATTACAACAACCTTACCATTAAAGGGTTGCGGGTATTTCTTATTAAATTGTGTGGTATTGATCCCGCTAGTAGCATAGGCAACACACTCTGGTCTTGCCATATGCGTTCCAACTGCAATACTATCACCAAGAATTAAACAATCAATCATGTGTAAACTACCTTATCAAGCCTTTTGCCAATAGGAATCAATATACTTCTGCAACTCTTGACGATGGTGAATTAGTTCATCGCCTCGAACAATCATAGTCTGGCAAAAGTTAGCAGAGTCTACGCCAATTAGAATAACAATCTGGTCAATGTTGAGACCAGTCATCTCATTAAACATCGTGGCATAGGCTGCACCCTGCATGAAGTATCCGCCGATGTTCTCCTTTTTCTTAAGACGATTGGAAGTCTTGAAGTCGATGACTGACAGCACACCCTTGTACTCAGCGATGCAGTCTACGGTGCCAGCAAGTTTAAGTTCTTGAGAGAACAAACGATCTTCAAGGCAATGAATGTTATTGACCTTTTCGCTCAACTCTTGCTTCATGCGTACAAAGAGCGACTTAACATTCGGCATCATTTCGATACAAGAAACATCCTCATTGTTCAGATGCATTTCGAGCACTTTGTGAACACTAGTCCCACGAGTCGTAGCCTTGCGAGAGATCTCGTTGGCTTTCTCATCACCGACTCTCTTACGCCACTCTAGAATTCCTTCCTTGCCATGATCGGCAATCACCGTAGTCACAGACGGATACTTCTCTCCGTTGGGTGCGACATAGAGTCGTTTCCCGTCAGTATTTTCTTGCAAGAGTTCGGGGAAGTAATGACGAATATGATTATACATACCAAGAATTCTCAATCAAACCAGACATAGTTATTATACCGTATTACGAAGCAAAAGTCAAGTGTTTTCTTGATCATATTTGTCAACAGCAATCAGGAAGTCCTTTACAAGACTTGAACGCACGATATCGTCAGTTGTAAACTCTACGCTGGTGAACGATGGCATAGTCTTGGCAATTTGATGGAACTTCCAAAGCCCAGACTTGTCGCCTTGCTTGCGATACAAATCAGTCTGTCTATAATCACCACAGAAGATAATCTTAGAACGATAGCCAACGCGAGTCATGATAGTAGACAATTCTTCCCAGTTCATGTTCTGGCATTCATCTACAATAATAATCGAATCATCAAAACTCATACCACGAATGAAAGAAGTCGAGATGAATTCAATCTTCCCTGCGTCCTTTAGACCTTCGTAGGCATCACGGCGATTGAACAGCGTATGATAGATCTGCATGTACGGCTGTTCATACAGACTCATCTTTTCTTCTAGACTGCCTGGAGTAAAGCCAACATCCCGAGACTGAACAGCAGACCGTACGATAACAACACGCTTGAAAGAAGAATTTTTGTCGTAAACCTCTTGCATTGCTTTATAGCACGCAATGAAAGACTTACCAGTGCCTGCAGAACCAGTAAGCATGATAAAATAATCACCGCGCCCATAAGCATCAAAGAACTTCCTCTGGTTATCTGTTAAAGGTTCAAATGTCTGAAGTTCCGATGGTTTTATTTTATTCGGAGTACTAAATCGAACATGTTGTTCACTTTCAAATCCAATCGTGGTGTTCGATACATTTTTTTTCTTAGACATGTAATATCCTTATTGTTGAAATAGTTTATGTTTCTTCAATACCTTATCAGTCTTTACTCGTTTTGTATCTTTACGAAGAACCTTTTCAGCAAGTGGACTTCTTGGATTCTGTTCAGCAATTTTATGCATGACTTCTTTCCAGGTGTTGTCAGTTTTCTTTCCTGATAGATCACCTGTTCCAGAGTAACTGAACAACGGAGCACTTTCGATATATCGCTCTAGATGTGGGTTCTTCAATTTAAACTCGTCATAAGCAGCAATCGACATTACATGCTCTTCAAGTTTTTTTGTTTTCGTATTCAAAAATTCGTATGTTGGCATAATCAATACTTCCTAAAATAACCATGGTTCGCCATGTAGGCAACAAACTTCACTCTCGGATATTCTTTCTTTAGTGACAAGAA